TGAAATGGTGATGGGCGCCGATGGTAAGGCTGCATACGGTTATATTCCATCACTAAAAAAAAATCACATTCAAATTTCTAGCAACATCAAAAAGCTTGGATATTTTCGAGGCTTTAGCTGGTGCAGAAGATGTGGCAAGAAAGGTTTACCGCATCGATGGCACAATTCTGATTCCCGCATTGGGGAAAAGTTACACGCTAACCAATGGCACTATGACCGCATCCAACATCATGCCTGACGCTAAAAAGACGCTACAATCTCAAGATGTCGAGCTGACATTTGAAAGCATTTTGCCTGCGTTTATCTAAGAAAAATTCATTTAGATAAAACGCATTTAGAAAAAATAAAATTGCTGGTCTAGGTTCGTACGACTGAAAAGCGGAAACCCCTACCGCCTGACCATGCAATCCATAGGGGAGAATAATGGGAATTCTATGGAAACGTTAACTTATATTGCACAGCACGGCAAAGATGCCGGTAAGCAATTTGAAATCACCAAGATGAGCGCCGATGATGCGGAATGGTTCGCTATTCGTGCATTTTTGGCGCTGGGTAGTAGCGGAATTGATGTGTCGGATGATATTCAATCGGCTGGCGCTGGTGGCTTGTTAAAGATGGCCGTCACCAACTTCTTTAAAATCAAGCCTGACGTATTAAAACCATTGCTTGACGAAATGATGCAGACGGTTAAATATATTCCTGACCCTGCAACGCCAATGGTTAAGCGGCCTTATGTGGCTGGCATTATTGAAGATGTGCGCACTAAGTTTGAAATTCGCAAAACCATCCTGAGTTTCAATACTGATTTTTTCGATACCGCCGCGATCCAGATTTCGGCTTCCAAGTAGGCAAAGGAAAGCGGCGCGAACTCATTGACTATGTAAATATGCCGCAATTATGCGCCATTCTAATATCAAATAAAATGGCAACATTGCACGAATTGCGGACGGTTTACAGCTTGGAAGATGCTTATGCGATGATAGATATCATCCGAGTGGATGCGTACAATAAGCAGTTAATGAGTGAAGATGATTAAGCCCCTGATGGGGCTTTTACAATGTAATTAGCGCAATAAAAAGCAACCAACCCCATCCGGTCACTCCGGTGAACATAAAATAAATTGCAGCGATAACACATAGCGTCGGTATCACGTTAAATTTTATTGGCCGATTTATGATTACCGTTGGTTTTTCATTGCTCATTTCTTTCTCCAGTTTTCTTTCGCAAAATGCGGGTTGGTGGGTTGAATTCTTGTCTCTTCTTTCTCAAAAAAATCATTGGGATATTTATTGTGCCTATTATGAATATCTATTAATTTTATCAGTCCAAGATGAAGATTTTCTTCAAACCATGACTGAAAGCTATCATCATTTGATAAATCCATGCCATTCCATTCGTTGATGGTATTTTTTATAACCTCCGCTATTTGCTCTTTTGTTGGTTGCATTCAATCCACTCCTTCAATCGTTTATTTTCTTCCTCGTATTTGCTAATTAGATTCTGGTTGGTATCGATGTTAATGCCACGCTCAACGCGCTCATAATACAACTCAAGATAACTATCGTTGCAACTAATCATTTGACTGGCTAGCTCTATAGTAAGTCGTGGCGCTTTTGGTTTGTATCCTAGTGAGTGCATTTTACTTTCTTCTCCATGACTTAACGACAAGCCACCATGGCTCTGGTTCCATGTTGTTTGTATTGTAATAACCAAGCGCCCACTCCTGCACAAAATCACCGCATTTTTTGCATTTAACGGTCTTTTCACTAACAAATCCATTTATCGTATGGTTTACAACTTCATGCAAATCGGCGCTGGAGCATGACGTGCATCGCTTTGGCTCTCCATCTTTATGCCAATAAACGGACGGGAATAATTTCAACAAGACTCTAGTTACCAACATACCCAGCCTCCCTCTCAACCAACTTGACAAGTTTATAGACATAATCTAATGGCAATGCCTGCGCCATGATGCCCGACAAAATCTTTCGTGTTCTGATACCTTTCATTCGTTTTTGCATGTGCCCGCAAGCTTTCCTGACAAATGTATTTGGCCTATCTTTATTCAACTCCGCAGCCAGTAAGCAGGTTAGCAACATAGACCGGAATTCCTCCGATTCTATGCGCTGCATTTCGTAGGTGTCTGGTGGGTAGTTTATGGGTAGGGATAGGTTGATCATTTGCAACGTTCCAGTAATGATTCAAAAACTTTAATTTTTGATGATTCCGCGTTGAAGTATGGTTTTTCGCAAAGATACACCAGCGCTTCAACAAGCTCATCATGCATATTGATGCGTTTGATTAATTCTTCTGCCTCTTCTTCATTTAAGTGAATTGTTGAAAATAGAAACCCATCTCTTTCTGTGAATGCAAATTCATCTTCTGAGTTTAATTGCACTGGTAGTTTAATCATCACAAATCTCCTTTGGTTTGCTTATTTCGTAAAATTCACACTACTGGTATCAACTTTTGCTGTTCGCATAAACGGCGGAGCCATTGAATTCTGTTTTCGTTGGCATCGAGCAATTCGCTAGCTGTAGGCCATCCAAAATTATCGCCATACATGAACGTGTTGGCCGGCAGAGTCTTTAGGTGTGCGCTGATTTCACGCGCAACCTCTAACGCCATAGCGTAGTCTTTATTGATTAGGTGATTGTAATATGGCTTGCCGATTATGTTGTATTGCTTCATTTCGTTGCTGATTTGCATTTGCTTATCTCCTGTCAATCAATGTCAAAAGTGTAATACCGAACGAATGTGATTGCAAGATGAAAGACCGCAAATAATTTTGCGGCCAGCACATATCACAAATCAAACCTTTATTTTTAAAATCAATTCCTTCAGGTGTTCCCAATCACTTACCAGTCCCAGCTCAAGAACGGTTGATATTTTGTTTTCCAGTTGTGCGCGGCATCTCAAATCATCCGCATTCGCCTGATTCCAGGATTGAATTTCAGGATTCACTCGTTGAAGCATCATTTTTGCTACATTGATGTAAATGCCTTTATTTGATTTTCCTTCTCTTTCTGGTAGATATGAATCTATTGCCATATTTAGCGCTTTAAATTCATCACCTGATACATCTCTCCACTCAAGGATTTTATTGTTAACAAACGAATCAATCACCTCAAAATGAAACTTAGGCGATAAGTATTCAGCAGCATAAATCATGAAATGAATGTTAGCCCAAGTTTCTTTTTTGTTTCCTTTCCCTGTCAGGTTTATGCATTCCCCTCCAATACTTTCTTTTATGATTTCCATGAATTCTATTGTTTTTGAGCTTTTCAGGAACATTGCCATGTTGGCGATGCTTTTTCCGTCCGCTATACGCATGGAGTTACCAACAGTCCATAAGTCAGTGAGACTTCCCATCGCTGTGTTGTGGAATACCCTGATATTCCCGCAAGAAAAAGCAACATTCATTAATTGATTTGTTTTCATAAGATAAACCCCAATTATAAGTAAGTTTGTTTAGTATATTCACTATAGTAAAGATTTGCAACCATATATCGCATATTTATTACTAAGGCGCGTTTTGCCGTATTGTCATGACCGCGAACTTATGCGCGCTCGCATTACAACAACAAACCCTCATTCATGTTAAAATAATCGCATTACGCATGAGGGGTTAAAATGCCGACAATTATTGACAGCTTACTGGTCACTCTCGGCCTTGATTCGGCAAAGTTCGATGAAGGCGCAAAGCGAGCAGGAAAAAGCACTGACGAGATAAAAGCTAAAGCTAAAGAACTGGAAAAGGCCAACAAGGAAGCGAGAGATTCCGTTGATGGGGTAACCGCCGGATTCATCAAATTCTTCGGCATTATCGGTTCGGCTTATGAGCTAAAGAATTTAATCGAGCATACAGTACAAGCTAGTGATAAATATTACCTGCTTTCGCAAAATCTAGCTGAGAGTGCGGGGCGGCTAAATGCATGGTCTAACGTGGCTGATGCAGCGGGTGGTTCGGCTAGCGGGTTGCAGGGAACGCTGCACATGCTGTCCAAGTCAGCCACCGAATTTCAGATAACTGGTAGCACTGGCATACTGAAATTCACGCAGCAGCTTGGTGTGGGCCTATTAGATGCTAGCGGTAAAGCGCGTTCAAGTATCGATATTTTGCGTGATGTGGGTAATGAGCTATTAGCTCGCTCAGGCGGAGACAGAAACAAAGCGTTCAACGTCGGCTCAATGATGGGTATTGATGTCGGAACGCTGAATCTATTGCTGCAGGGCGGCAATGCACTAGATAAGATGCTTGAAAAGCAGAAAGCCATGCTTCCCATCACAGATAAGCAGGCGAAGGAAGCTCGCGATCTAAAGCAAGCTTACACTGAAATGTCACAGTCGTTTGATGCTGGCGGTCGGCAACTTGTGTCATTTGTTTACCCTGCATTAATGAAATTCGCAGCATGGATGACTGATGTAAATGAATGGGTTAATCGCAATGGCGACAAGATACAGCAATATTTGCCGCTTGTTGGTGTCCTAGCTGCAACCTATTTTACGCCCGCTATCGTATCTGCAACACTGGCGTTTCTGCGATTAACTGCCGCATTTCTGCTGTCTCCGGTTGGGATTGTTACAGCCTTGGCCGGTGCTATTTATCTACTGTGGGAGGATTATCAAACATGGAAGAAGGGCGGTGACTCACTAATAGACTGGGGTAAATGGAAGCCAAGCATTGATGCAGCAATTGAAGGTATTGGGAGGTTGCGCGATATCATTAAAGAAACCTTTGGCTATTTAAATCAGGCTGGGTCTTGGCTGGGTGGTAAAACGTTTGATGTTGTGCAATCCGTTAGCGGTGGCGTATCCAACGCAAAACAATCAATATCTGGGTGGATGGGTAAGCTAGCTGATGCTGTCGGCCTTGGCGAATCGGGCGGAAATTACAACGCCTACAATACCGGAACGAAAGGTGTGGCTGGCGGTAGAGTCGGATATTCTGGCGAAAAGGATTTAGCCAATATGACACTAGACCAAATGCAGGCAACGGAATCGCTATCCGGCAATAATCGAGATAGAATTTTTGCTGCTGGCAAATACCAAATGACACCGGCATTTATTCGCGATGCCATGCAACGAATGGGGTTAAGTGGCAACGAAAAATTCACACCAGAACTGCAAGATGCCATGTTCGCAGAAATGATGCCGCAGGTTGCAAAGGATTACATGAGCGGCAAATCCGGCGCGTCACTGCAGGATGCGCAGGCCGCCATTGCCAAAATGTACCGCTCTATCGAAGATCCATTGACGGGTCGCACGTACGCCGACTCCGGCGCGTCCGCTAATGCATCTAATAGCCTCGCATCAAGCGCCGCATCGAATGCACTGCAGCAGGCTCGCGCGGCAAATACGCAGACAAGCAACACCAATAACACACAAACAGTAACTACGCATGTTGATAATGTAACTATCAACACAGCAGCTACCAACGCCTCCGATATCGCGGCAAACTTCCACCAAGAGATGCAAAAGCGCGGGCAGATGGTTTACTCTGCTGATGGGGGTCTTAATTAATGAAATTTCCAAATGTTCCAAACTTACCCGGCGTTCCAAGTTTACCACGCTCGCCAAATTTAAATTATGCGGCTCAAGCGGCAATTGGATTGATTGAAAGTCAGTTAATAAATACTATATTCCCTCGCCCTGTGTGGGGCGTGTTTGATAGTAAGAAAAACAAATTAGTAGCGGAGGCGGATACTGTGCTTTCGATTCAATATAAAAATGAAGCGAGAGTAACAACGGCACCGACAGCTAACGGCTCATTTGTTGCGTACAACAAAGTTAAAACGCCATATAGCGCAGTAGTTAGAATGGTGAAAGGGGATAACACCGCCTCGTTATTATCAGGGATATCATCCCTTCTGCTTGGCACATCGAAGCAATCCAAGAAAGATTTTCTTGCTGCATTAGAAGCTGCGAGGGATTCAACAAATCTGTATCGAATTGTCACGCCCGACGCAACGTACGCAAACGCTAATATCATTAGCTTGGCCTATCAGCGTTCAGCGGCTAGCGGTTCGGACTTGCTGATTGTTGACGTGTTTTTGCAGGAAATCAGAGCGGCAACGTCGGTTTATTCGTCGTCAAGTAAATTGCCTAACGCCACCAGTGCGGCGTCTTCTGATGTCACGGGGACGGGTAAAACTCAAGCATCAGGCAATTCATCAATACTTTCACAAATATCTAAAATTGGCGCAGATGGCGTATCAAATGGAGAAAAAATGTTATCATCTGCTAAATCATATTTAGGGTTCTAACATGCTGGTTATACCAATCTCCGCATTAGCAAACCAACAATTTAGTGTGACGCTAGCTGGTCAAAATTGCGTCATTAATTTATACCAGAAATCGACTGGCGTTTTTTTGGATTTGACGGTTGGTGATGTGATTATTTGCCAAGGCGCATTGGTGTTGGGTCAGTCATTAATTGTTAAGAATACCTATCGTGGATTTGTTGGCAATTTAATGATGATGGATACGCAGGGATTCACCGACCCCGATTACACGGAATTCGGTGACCGGTATCAATTGTATTATGTCGAGGTGTCTGACCTATGACTATTGATGTAACAGTAAAGCCGCCATCAACAACAAGCGCGACTGATAACAGCTTCGTTAATGTCAAAGATTTAGAGTTCACCATTACATTAGCAAAGGGCACATTCAGTGGAACGGATAAAAACGTATTAACGCTGTCTGGATTTCGCGCCATTGTTGATATTGATAATGCGGGCTCTATTGACCAATTCTATCAATCGCCAATCGCTACATGCCGAATTTATGGCATGAGCATGGCGGATATGAACCAGCTAACCGTGTTAAATCTTAATGTTAACGGCATCATGAATAACACCATCAAGATAGTGGCGATTGACGGCAAGACAAGAACAACTGTTTATTTTGGGTCAATGATTAACGCGTGGGCTGATTTCTCATCAATGCCAGATGTCTGCTTCCGCATAGCAACTAATGCAGGCTATACAGCAGCAACTAAACCGGCAGATCCGACGTCTTTTGATGGTGATACTGACGCGAAAGAATTATTTACATTCTTTGCTAATCAAATGGGAATGGAAATAGAATGCGATCAACTGACTGGCGTATTTAGTCATTATCATTTTGATGGTTCATATTTGCAGCAAGCGCGTGATGCCGCCGCATTCGCTAATCTTGATTTATTGATTGATATTAACACTTTGATTGTTTTACCAAAAAATAAGACTCGTAAAACATCAATACCAGTTATCGATGAATTTAGCGGCCTTGTTGGTTATCCGCACCTGGATATTATTGGCCCGTATTTTACAACACTATTTAACCCAGCAATATCAATACATGGGCAATTGATTATCAGAAATTCTGTTGTTACGCCAGCTAACGGAAAATGGTCAATAATTGGCGTAAAGCATCATTTAAGCTCTAACATGCCAAATGGCCTTTGGTTTACAGAGGTTAGATGTTCGAATAAGGAGTTAGTAGTAATTGGCTGATGAACAGTTTTTTGGTCATAAGCAACTATCATCCGTTGCTAGTGATTATAATGCAATGGTCTTCACTATTAGCCAGCTGGTTAATAAAATAGACACGATGACGCTAGTTAGGGTTACGAAAGTCACTAATGCAGGTGGGGTGTCGCCGGTTGGTTATATTAATGCTCAATTGCTCGTTAATCAATTAACGGGTGATGGTAAAGGCGTTAGTGGCGGTACAATTTCAAACATTCCCTACTTGCGAATGCAGGGAGGAAGCAATGCTATTATTTTAGATCCACAGGTTGGTGACGTCGGTGTTTGCGGTTTTTGTAGTCGCGACATTTCAACCGTGAAGAAAACTAAAGACGTAAGCAACCCAGCAAGCCGTAGAAAATACAATAAGGCTGATGGGCTGTATTTTGGCGGTTTCTTAAACGGCACTCCATCGCAATATGTTCAATTCAATGATTCCGGCATAACAATCCACTCCCCTGCTGCAGTTATCTTGAATGCGCCAGATGTTCAAATAAATAGTGCGACACTGGAAGTTAACGCCACGTCATCGGCGACAATCACCACGCCTACATTTACTATCAACGGGGAAACCATAATGAATGGCGGGTTGTCCGCCGGTGGCAGCGGCGGAGCAGGTGCGACATTTAGCGGAAGCGTGACAGCTACTGGTAATGGCACGTTTGCTGGTACATCGGTACACACTCACACGCACAGCGGCGTACAAACTGGCAGCGGGAATACTGGAGCGCCTAATTAATGGCAAACACACTACTTTTGGATTTGGATACTTGGGATTTGGTTATTGATAGCGCGGGCAATATTGCCATGGCATCAAATCCATATTCGATGGCGCAAGATGTAGCATCGGCATGTAAAACATTCTTGGGTGAGGTTTATTACGATACAACGATGGGCATCCCATACTGGGAGGATGTACTGGGTCAGTTGCCGCCAATTAACGTTCTGCAGCAGTACTTTGTAGATCAAGCGCTAACAGTGCCCGGTGTCGTATCAGCCCGATGTGTGATAAACTCTTTTACTGACAGAAGTATTAGCGGACAGGTTAGATTTACTGACGCGACAGGCGTGGAGCAAGGCGTTAGCTTATGACAACAACAAGCGTACCGGCTTTAACTTTTACTAGCACTGGCGTCTCAGCGCCGACGGAAGCTGAGATACTTGCCGGTGTTCAAACTGATATTGATGCTGCATTTGGTGGCGGGCTAGTTCCAAACCTAAACACCCCGCAAGGTCAGTTAGCATCTAGTCAAACTGCAATCATTGGTGACGCTAACGATAATTTTCTTTATTTCGTAAATCAGGTCGATCCAGCTAATGCGTCTGGCGCTTTCCAAGATGCTATTGGCCGTATTTATTTCATGGAGAGAATTCCGTCTCAAGCAACCGCAGTGCAGTGCACGCTGACCGGCATTGGTGGTACTGTTATTCCTGCGGGAGTTCAGGCGCAAGACACCAGCGGGAATACTTACATCTCCACCGCATCGGCAACAATCGGCAGCACCGGAACGGTTTCTGCTGAATTTCAAAATATAGTGACTGGGCCTATTGCGTGCGCATCGGGGACATTAACCGTAATCGTGCAACAAGTTATCGGATGGGATGCAATAACGAATCCATCTGCTGGCGTACTTGGTCGTGATGTTGAATCGCAGCAAGATTTTGAATATCGCAGACAGCAATCTGTTGCAATTAACTCAAATGGAACAAACTCGGCAATTCTTGCTAAGGTTTTAGCTGTGTCTAATGTGCTAGATTGCTATGTTACAGATAATCCACTTAACATATCGGAAAATAAAGGTGTGACAAATTACTCATTAAAACCTCATTCTGTTTATGTTGGCGTGGTCGGTGGTGCATCATCTGATATTGCATCGGCAATTCAACAAACAAAAGATGCTGGCTGCAACATGAACGGAAATACATCCGTAACCGTTTCCGATACAATTAATTACTCATATCCATATCCAACACAAACAATCACATACAACATCCCAACATCTACACCGATTTATTTTTCTGTTAGCTTAGTCAATAATCCAAATTTACCTTCTGACATCATCACGCAGGTGAAAGATGTGATTATTTCTGCATTTAATGGTGCGGATGGTGGCAGCAGAGCAAGAATTGGAAGTGAGATTTTTGCAAGCCGTTTTTATGCTGGAATTGCATCGCTTAGTCAATATGCTGCTATTTTGTCGCTATTTGTTGGCGCTAGCTTATCCCCGTCAACCACCACGGTTGCGTTGGGGATTGACCAAGCCCCAACAATTCAAGCGTCAAACATAACAGTGACACTGGTGTGATATGATTGATGTAGAAAAAACAATAATTAGCCAATACGCGAATAGCCCAATAATCACTCAATTGATTAACAATTTTAATCAATACATTGACCAATCCGCGAACATAGAGAATTTTTTGTCTTACGTTTGGGATGTGTCAACCGCTCAAGATTTTGGGCTTGATATTTGGGGCCGGATTGTTGGGGTTAGTAGAAACTTAACACTGCCATCAACTCCAGATGCATTTGGGTATTCTTCACAAAATGCTTACACCAATGTAAGTCTGGGTAGTTTTCTCAATGTGACAAGAAACTCGATAGCTTCTTACTACGATAGCTCAAAGGTTTTGAGATACGCTGCAGTTGATACGCCGCGCATTGACTACGACCCGATAACCGGTGAATGTAAGGGTTTGCTGATTGAAGAGTCGCGGACGAATTTGCTGACTTATTCAAATCGGTTTGATAACACATCCTGGTCTAAATCAAGCGCATCAGTAACACCAAATAGCATTCTATCCGTTGATGGAACGCTTACTGCTGCAAGCGTATCCACATCTTCCGCTAATAGCGGTCTTACTAAAGTGGTTAGCGTGGCAGCTAACGGCGAAAGTTATTGCGCGTCAGTTGATCTAAAGTGGCTATCAGGCTCGACATCAGTGAAGTTTCGCTGCGCTTTAACTGGAGGGACTTCCGTTGCAAAGTATTTAACTATAAATGCACAATCCGGCGCGGTTATAGCGGGTGACGCCACTTACACCATCGCCGCTATTGAAAATAATTGGTATCGAATTTCTGTTATTGTCACCAATAACGGCACGAACACATCACTTAGCTTTCAAGTTTATCCATCTGGTGACGCGGTAAATACCAACTTGATAGGCATATGTTGCGCCCAACTCGAACTCGGCGCATTCCCTACAACCTATATTCCATCTCCCGACACTTGGACAGCCCGCGCTTCAACTGCAACGTACATTGATAGTAATGGCGTGCTGCAAACTGTGGCTTCTGGTGTCGCTCGTAGTGCGGCATATGACTATGACTCTGATGGCGTATTGCGGCCGATTGGGTTGCTACTCGAAGGTGCGGCGACAAATCTGCTGCTGTACTCAGAGCAGCTTGATAATGCGGTGTGGGTTAAATCTGCAGCATCAATCACAGCTAATGCTGTAGCTGGGCCTGACGGCACAACCACCGCCGATAAGTTAGTAGAAGACTCATCGACAGCTGTTCATTTAGTTAGACAAACAGTGACAGCCTCGGCATCCACCATTTACACAAAGTCAGTTCATCTTAAAAAAGCGGAGAGAAGCATCGCTTTTATTGAGTTTTATGATGGCACCACATTCTCATATGCGTTTTTTGACCTAACAAATGGCACTGTTCTTTCTGCAACTGCAGGCGTTACAGCTTCCATTAAGTTGTCATATAACGGGTTTTATCGTTGCTCTGCATCTGTGACAACCGGGGCATCAGCGACTACGCTCAGGGCCTCCGTGTCACCCTCAACAGCCAATGCGGTTTATAGCTACGCTGGCGACGGCACTTCCGGAATCTACGCTTATGGCGCTCAGTTGGCCGCTGGCACCTACGCGACATCCTACATTGCCACCACATCGGCGCAGGCAACGCGTGTAGCGGATGCATCAACATCTGCACAGGCAACGCGGGCCGCCGACGTAATTAACGTCTCTGGGGATTCTAATTTTACTCCTTGGTTTAATCAGGGATTAGGGACCCTATTCGCCGAATATTCCCCCACTGGGTATAACTCAAGCACTTATGTGAATGTATTGACATTACAAGACGCAACCGATGATAATAAGGTTGGTTTGCGTGTTGCGCAGGCGTCAAAATTGCCGGATGTAGTAATATCTGCCAGCGGAGCATCTACATATTCAAATACACTATCAACAAATGCTGTAGGTGCTGGAGTAATCTCTAGGTCTACTGTAGGATATTTTTCTGATAACTCTGTTGAGTCTTATGCTAATGGCTCTTCTGTTAACACAACATACGCCACATCATTGCCACAGAATATAAACAATTTGGCAATAGGTGGGGATGGGCTTGGGGCGTCAGTCTACAGTGGGCACATAAGAAACGTTAAGTATTTCCCAACTAAATTAAGTCAAAGCGATTTAATTGGCATATGTGATAGTTCTACATATACACCTGCAACCCTTCCAACACTGACTTTAGATTTTGTGAATCTGTCTTACAGATACAAGGCTATAGGCCAAGGGTTGTCTCAATCATCTGACTGGCAACCTTGGGGGCAGGCACCATTCTACTCCATTGGTACAACCAGCACTTATGCCCTTTCTGATGAAGCGTTTCGGTCATTAATATTGATTAAAGCTCTTGCGAACATTTCAACATCCACAGTTCCTGCGTTGAATCAACTTTTGTTGAATCTATTCTCTGGCAGAGGTAGGTGCTATATCAACGACCTTGGTGACATGCAGATAAGATACACATTTGAATTTGCATTGGAGGATTGGGAGTTGGCTATCATAACCAACTCTGGGGCATTTCCAAGACCATCCGGGGTGTACGCATCCGTTATGCAGGCGGCGAATGAAGCCACGTTCGGGTTTAACACAAACAGCTTAGAGTATCAACCATTCAATCAAGGTACTTTCCTTTCAGAGGGCTCTATAAGTGCAATCAAGTAATTACCCTTCGCAAATAACCCTACCTTTTGCGAATAACGCAGGGGTTGGGTATATAAATACCATTCCAACATCCTCACAGATTGGCGTGACAGCGGGTGCTGCATCATATAATGATGGCTTCCCCCCACTCACCATGATTCCAAAAGCCTCTGGCGGCACCCCACCGTTTGGGCAGGACATGAACGGGGTATTGAATTCCATCACCAAAGCTATGCGCTGGAATCAAGCGGGTGCCGCATATCCTTACAATTCCACTTTTGCATCAGATAGTAATGTATCCGGCTATCCTATAGGCGCAAAGGTTATTAGTTCTACTGGTACGAATTATTGGATTAACACTGTAGAAAATAACACTACAAATCCTAATTCTGGTGGTGCGGGTTGGTTGCCGTTGGATGGAACAGCTTGGGCTGCGGTCACTATGACCAGCTCTAATGTAACGCTAACCACTGATCAATACGGAAAGGGAATCATCATCCTATCTGGCTTGATGACAACGAATTTAAACTTAATTTTCCCCGCCATAACCGCTCGATGGACTGTAGTTAATAATTGCACTGGTGGGTACTCGGTGACACTAAAAACTGCAGCTGGGACTGGAACTGCAATAGCTTCCAGCGGGACTGGCAGCTGTCAAGCTATCTACGGCGATGGGGTTAACATTAAAGCAGTTGTCGGAAATTCCAGCCTGCCAGTTCTAGCAGCGAGTGCTACGTTACCGTATCACGCCGTCACTCTGGCGCAAGTAAAAAATACAATTCCCCAGGTTACTAGGACAGCATTTACTCCGACTCTAGGTACTACCTATACACGAAGTATCACCCTAACAGCTCCCTGCGATGGGTATGTAGTGTGCGTTTCAACAGTGAACACATCTGGCAGCGGGTTGGTTATTACCAATACAGCAAAAATTGATGGTGTCTCAGGTACGTCAGATTCCACGATATACCCAACCACTGAGTATGCAATTAAAGCCGTATCCAGCGGGGGTTCGGTAACAGCCGCAAGCGAAATAATTACCGCCGCAAGCGGAACTGCTACTTCTGTTGGGCAGATATGCTTTGCATTTTTCCTTCCATCTCCATAAGGGTGTATTATTGCCATGTTTTATATTTATGTGACTAACTCAAAAGTAACTGGGGCTGGGGTTAGCTATAATGATAACATACCAGAACAGTGCGTAATCTGCACTGAAGACCAATACAATTATTGGCAATATCTATCGCTCAATAGCGATGGAACTTTGTATATTGATGAGGATAAAAAGCTAGCTGCAGAAAAAGATCTAGTGATTGCAGAAGCAAAAGAAAGAATTTCCAAGTGCTTGGCTTTAGCAACTGAAAAAATAGCTCCGCTGCAAGACGCTACAGATCTCGGCATGGCTACTGAAGAAGAATCCGCTTCGCTAATTGCATGGAAGACTTTTCGTGTTTTGATGAGCCGCGTCGAGTCTAAAGCTGGATTTCCAGAAAATATCGACTGGCCTGTTCAACCAGCCTAACCAAATCAAAAGCCGCCTCCGGGCGGTTTTCTTTACCGTTTTTTCGCATTATGCAATAATGAGTGAAATGGCAATCAATTAACACAAAAGAATAAATAACATGGCTACTGATGATTTAATGATGGGGCAACTAATAGCGGGACTGGCTCAAAACACCAACGCTGTTAAAGATTTGGCTGATAACGTGAAGGAGTTAACTCAAGCTCACGGTAGTCATGCAACTCAACTTGCAGAGCTGAGCCGTGAGGCTGCGTCTCAGTCTGATGAGCTAAAGGAAATAAAAAAAACAATCTCATCCAATGAGTATGCAAAACAGTTATTGATTGCAATGGGGATGACGCCGGACTCTCCGGACGTGACTCGCGGTTATTTCGATTTCATTAAGATTAGAATGCGAGAATGCGCCACTCAAAACAAAGTAATTAGCGGTATCAAAGTCACCGTTTTAACGGTTCTTATCATCACCGCAATGGCGTTTGTGCTGAATACATTTGTTAGTGGATTATCTAGCAAAACAGCACAGCAGAATGCAGATGCTGCGCATTCTGTGATTAATGATGCAACCAGTGAATCGTTAATTGGTGGTGGTAAATGAGGAAAAAGGCAGCAACTGCATGTGCGGTAACCACTGTCATAGCCATCATTGGTGGTTGGCAGTCCAAGTATGACGCTAACCCTGATTTACTGCCAGATAATGTAAAGAGCGTTATGGTTTCCGATGCGGGAAATCGCTTGCGATTCAGTAAGCCAGCAATGGAGATTATTGGCGGTGCAGAGTCGTGTCGCAAAACTCCCTATTATTGCCCAGCAAACAGATTAACCGGCGGTATTGGTCACGCGAATGATGTGGATGTTGGCGAATTCGGAATGCCAAATCTAACGCCATTAAAAGAAATACCAATAGAAAAAATAGCCGAATGGTATGTTTCTGATTTGATTGATGCGCAAAACTGCCTAGAAAAAAATGTTGAATCAAAAACTGGCAGTAAACTTCCTCAGGGTGTCTTTGATGGGGTCGGCTCATTTACTTTCAATGTCGGCTGCAAGCGCATGATGGTAAACCCAAAAAATAAAAAACAGACTGATTTGTATAAATATTTGTTGGCAAGAGATTACCCATCAGCCTGCAATGAATTACCGAAATACGTTTATGCTGCTGGCGTAAAGCAAAATGGGCTGGTTACTCGAAGAGGGAAAGAGAAGGCATTATGTCTATCAAAAAATTAAAAGCAGCATTTAATAACCAGATAGTTAGATGGTCGCTGGCTTTATCGCTGCTGACATCAACTCAGGCTGGCTGGTATCTGCTGGCGGGGAAGATGCCAAGCTATATTTATATCGCTGTATCATTGGCTTTAACTGCAAGCGTTCAGATTATCCACTCCGTGTATGGCAAACAAATAGAAAAATATAAGGCATCTATTTCAGAAACAGAAAATTAATTGAGGTCATCCATGCAAAGCGTAATTCGTTATATCTATGATAGATTTATCCCGCACTATGTAACAGAAGATGTGGTTTATGTTTTGCAGGATGGCCGATATTATGCCATTTGCCCGCTACGAATGGCGGGTAATAATAAGTATGATGCGGTTGGAAAGGTGAATTATTTTTGTTTATTTGGCTATGCAATGATGAAAAAGCAACTGGATAAACCAACAGCTACCAGGGGGGTAGAATGTTAGCGTTTAAGTATTGGAAAGAAATGTTGATAGCACTCGCCATTGCGGCTCTGCTTTATCTGGGGTATTCATATCGCGGGTTAATTGCAGAGCGTGATGAGCTAAAGCTAACGGTGGTAACACAGCAAGCAACCATAGATCGAACTGCGCAAGTTAGAGCGCATGAGCAAGCGTTTGCAATCACACAAAATGAGGTGGCAGTTAAATATGAACAAGGGAAAGAAGATGGTAAAAATGAATTATCTACTAGCATTCAGCATTTACGCACTGCTATCGGGTTGCGCGACAAAAGAATCAGCGAGCTCAATTCCGGCGCAAACGTGTCCGGTCCTTCCGCCAGCACCGGCTGCACTGACGATGAAGCGAGATCCCGCTTTCTTAAAGCGCATGGAGAAGATGCTTTACGACTCGCCGCAGAAGCAGACGAAATAGTAAAGCAGAATAATGCGAATATTGATTTGCTTGTGGAAGATAGAAAATTGGTGAATGGAAAATGAAACAGATGTTTTTATTGTTTTTGGGGTTTGTTCAGGCGGTAATTTATTTTCCAATCAATATATTTGTAACCTTGGTTGCCTATGCATTATCGCCAATATTGCCTTTATTTGCGGATTTGAATGGCTGGTTGCCTCGGTGGTTGTGGTGGTTTCAGACACCAGATGCGACAATCGACGGAGATAGTGGATGGCAAAATACTACCAAGCATCCATTCGTAAACAAATTACCAAGGTATTTCCGTCGAGTCTTGTGGTTAATAAGAAACCCATCATATGGATTTAATTGCACGGTATTGGCGACGAATCCGCTTCCGGAAGGATTTATTTCATATGGTAATTTGAAGATAAGCGATAAAGGCGTGTGGGGTGCTAACTTTGCATATGTTAAAAATACGCAATATTTTGTGGTTCGCGTTTACTGTCCAACGATATTCGGCAAGTGCCTAAAATTCAGATTTGGATGGAATTTAGCTACCGCATTAGATAGTAATCAGTATATTGGTGAGCGGATTAAGTATGTATTTACCTGCAACCCTCTAAAGTCAATCCAATAAAATAGGGCCTTCTGGCCCTAATCTTTTTCCTTAAAAACCCCATTTAATATAGCCATGGTATAAATCATTTGCGTGTGCGTAAATCCTATCATGGCCGCCTTAGCTGATGCAGTATCAATGATGGGCGTCATAATCGATAGATGTAGCGATTTCGGTTGATTATCCATCGCCTTGCTTAGGTCTTTGTTGAGCTGCTTCGCAATGGCGCGCAATGCGTTATTCTGAATGAAATTGTTCATGATTCGTGAACATCCTGTTTTTGTGAACGATAGATAAATCCATCAACATCTTTTCGAATGCGGCGTTTAACTTCCATGTAAAGAAACTCAAAATTTATAGCTCTGATTGATTCATTGATAGCCCAATACTGGCGACCATCGTCAATGATTGCTTCTGAGATATTCATAATTCTTCATCCTTATCAAAAGTAATCGAATGATGTCCTTCATCATCTCTTGACCATTTTACGTGCTTATAACCTTGCTTAATTAGCAACTCGATAAAATCCAATACCCATGAATCCGCTGGCGTGTATGGCATGTTATTTCTCCATGAATTTTATTTCGATGGGAGTTGCACCTTTGGATATTCTATCCTCTAGTGTTTCAGTGGGCAATCCAGCGCAATAGCTAACACAAGCGACAATGCGCTTCATGTCATCTTCACTGCAGTTCAACCACTCCGACGAGAACAGGATTAAATCATCATCCGTTTGCGGTTCTGGTGTTTTAGATAAAGCCATCTCGCCATCGACCTCAACCAAATACCATCTTCCTTTTGTATAGCTCATTTCCATCTCCAATTAATTAATCGATAGTTAAACTGTAATACCAATAATGCTACAAATCAAGATTATTTTTCGATAGGCAATAAAAAACCCAGATTAGCGGTCTGGGTTTTTGTTATGGTTCGTAAAAATAGCAATTTGGAGCGTGATACCTGGTTGTAAATTGATATCATCCACTTAGCCGACAAATTGCCATAGGTTAATCACGCTTTATTTGGTATTCGCGGCAGGAATCGAACCTGCATTACATCACTTATCTGGTGATTGCTTTATGGAGGTATAAGCTCCACCCTTAGGCCAATATTAGCAACGCGAACATTAATTTGGTGCTCTAGTACCGATTCGAACGGTAATAAGCTGATTACAAGTCAGCCGTAATGCCATTATACGACAAGAGCGAAATTTGGCGGCCTCACCGAGGATTGAACTCGGTTCTTCTGCGTGACAGGCAGATATGCTAACCATATACACCATGAGGCCAAAATAAATGCCAACCTTGCAACACAGACCCAAGAAAGTGGCATCCTATGTAGTTGGCTTGAGTAACTAAAATCCACAACGTAAGCAGCGAGCACAGAGGTTGTGGACGAATTTCAAAATCAAATGTAATCCATTTTTATCATCATTGCAATACCCACGACAAACATTTTTATCTTGTAATACATCAAAACAAGTAATACACTCTTTCAATGACCTCAAAACTACTGGTACAAATAATGAAAGAGAAAGAGAAAAAATATTGTTTAAATTGCGGTGTAGAACTACCGGATAATTCACCTGCATCACGAAAGTTTTGTGATGTGAAAGGGGTTAGCAACAAATGCGCGGTGGCTTGGCATCGGAAACAGAAGAAGTTGAAAATTGAGAAGATTGGAGAGAAGAAATGATTATCACATCTGATACAGGAAATTACTTGGCCTTTGATGGTTGTATCTACAAGAAACGAGAAGATGGATTTCAGCGCCTTGAATGCTATCTCCCCGCTGGAACAGGCACATTGAATGAACCAATACATGTAACGGCATCTCAGTGGTTGATTGAGCTGGATAGCGGAAAGCGTACAGCTAAAAACGCAGGGGTAACAAAGTTTATTATTGATGGTGATAAATTGATTACAGATGGAACATTTAAGGCGGAGAAGAATTAATGCAAAACAAATGGACAGAAGACAAAAAGAAACAAGGTTTACTTCCCAGTGTCGGTGAAGTGGTCGCTGCAATTTTAGGTATCAACGAAGAAGTTAGAATCAATGTTCGTGGATACTCAATGGATGGAAAGATGGTGTTTGGCCAGGATGTTTCCAATGCCGGCGGGGCGATAATTTGCAATGTGGATTGGTTGCATCCGATTCAATCCGAGCGGGAGAAGTACAATTCAATCAGAGATAAAAAGATTAATGATGTAAGGAATGAATGCATTCTTTGTGAAGATGAGGAGCAAGCATTTGCTCTTGGTGCGAGAGTGATGTATGAGGCATTAATTCCATCAAGGATAAAAATTAATGCCAAAAATAACAATCACCATCGAAGACCAACCAACAACCAAAACAACGCGAATTCATTTTACTGGCGACATTCCACAAGCAGATGAATTTATTTCCGACTTATCACCTGCGCAACGGGTAGCGTTAGATATCAATGATTACCTGATTGCGATTGAGCACACAGCGGAAGCTGAACTTTCTAAAACTGGAAAAATGACAATCAATTAAGGGATTTAAAAATGGCACAAGGTAAAGATTGGTCGATAGAAATTACAGATAAGCTTCTTGAATATGCAACTGAAAAGGAGGCGGAGAAATTACAAGCGATATTATCAACAGGGTCATTACGCAAAGCAGCAATAAGCCTGGGAGTTAACGAAAGAGCTGTAACTGTGGCGCTGTCTCGCGTCAAAGCCAAGGCAGCAAAGCAAGGGTATTCGCCCGAACATGATATGGTTAAAACAGTGCCAGAAGGCTTTAAACTGCGTGGCACTTCCACGCTATACGGCAAGGATGGTGATCAAAAATTACAATGGGTTAAAACTTCGATTGATGCGGAAAGGCAGTATCAGTTGATGCTGGAGGCGGTTGAGGCGTTAAAGGAGGAAATTCCAGCTCAAGATATTATCATTCAATCAACAGTAAGAACCGATGCCGCATTGGTAAATCAATACACCATTACTGACTTGCATTTTGGTGCTCTATGCTGGAAACCAGAAACATTAGATGATGATTACGACATTTCCATTGCTGAAAAATCACTGATTAAATGGTTTCAAACCGCAATCAATAAATCACCGGATGCTGATACTGCAATTTTGGCAAATATCGGGGATTTATTGCATTCTGATGGACTCCAGGCAATCACCCCATCATCGGGTCATATTTTGGACGCTGATTCTCGCTTCTGCAAAGTCGTTCGTGTTGTCATTCGTACACTGCGACGCATTATTAACATGCTGCTAGCCAAGCATTCAAAAGTGGTTGTCATATTAGCTGAGGGAAACCACGATTTATCCGCATCGGTATGGCTGCGCGAAATGTTCTCGGCTCTTTATGAATCAGAGCCAAGAGTGACGATTGATAATTCAGCCAATCCATATTACTGCTACATGCATGGTAAGACGGCGTTGTTTTATCATCACGGCCATTTATCTAGATTCGATAAAATCGATTCTGTTATGGCTGGCATGTTCAAGCGTGAGTTTGGTGTAAGCGATCATGCTTATTGTCACATGGGGCATTATCATCACAATAAGCTTAATGAGAGCAATCTCATGACGATTGAGCAACACCAGACGCTAGCAGCAAGAGATGCCTATGCGGCGCGTGGTGGTTGGCTATCAGGTCGTAGTGCCAAGGTGATTACATATCATAAAGAGTTTGGCGAAGTGGGTCGGACTGTTATTAATTACGCAATGATTAAGGATGAAAATTAAAATGCACATCATGTTAGATTTGGAAACAATGGGCAATAACAATCGCGCTGCAATTATTGCTATTGGAGCCGTGGCATTTGATATTAACGGCGTTGTTGATAAATTCTATCAACAGGTAAGTCTTGAATCCTCCGTATCAGCAGGAATGCAGACTGACACATCAACCATTCTATGGTGGCTAAAGCAATCTGATGCAGCGCGTTCAGCATTCGACAATAATGAAAGCGCGGGGTGCCTGTTGTCTGCATTGGTTGAATTCAGGAATTGGTTTAATAATATCGATGGGTGCGAGGTGTGGGGTAATGGCGCCGCATTTGATAACGCCATTCTGTCATTCGCATATGGATTATTGAAAATACAACAGCCTTGGAAGTTTTGGAATGATCGATGCTATCGAACGGTCAAAAATTTATATCCAGATGTGGAAATGACAAGAACTGGCACTCATCACAATGCAGTAGATGATGCGGAATCGCAGGCGTTGCATTTGATTGAAATTTGCAAACAGAAAGGAATTTAATTACTACGAGCCAATAGAAGAATTTGAAAGCGGAGATATTCTTGAGGTTCTTGCTCATGTGTCTGGCGGAAATGGGCGCATGTGTGTAGCTGTTTACAACAAGCGAACATGTTACACGACTCAGCTTGTAATTGAATCAATTCGCCCACTTGAAACACCAGAAGAGAAGGCGCCGCGTCTGGAGAATGATTTTGTTGATTCAATTATGTGTGACGAACATGATCAAAATATGAGTGAAGAAGCAAAAGAATGGGCCATTCACGTTTTAAAGTGCGCTTATCGAAAACTAAAAAAGGACGGTCAATGACTACACTCCAATACATATCATTCTGCGTATCAGTCTACGCACTAACCTGCATCATAGTAACCAACCTTACAAAAGAATCCGCCTGGCGCGGATTTTTTATTTGCATCTTAGAGATAATGTGTAATACTTAAACCGTCAACTAACAGGAGATTTATCATGGTAAAAGTAATCGGTAGCGACATGAAAAGCACGGTAATGCAAGGCTTCAACACCATGGCAGCAGTAAAACGCCATATGCGCATTAGTGGCTTTGAATTAACATCTGAAAATCATAGCGTCATTTTTATGAAAAAAGGTGGCAACCGAATTATGATTGTGGAGTGCAAATAAAATGCCATCAAAAGAAGAAGTTTTAGCGGCAATAAAATCAGGTGAACTATTTACGCCTGAATATCAAGAACGAGAAAAGCAGCGAAAACTCGCAGTAATGCAAGCCAGAAAAGAACAAGCAAAGCGAGATAATAATTTCCTTAAAGAGCAATGGGAAAGAAACAAAGCTAACCGAAAAGACCAAGATTATGATGATATTCAGGATACTTGGGGGACATAAGAACAAAGGCGCTTAATGCGCCTTTTGTGTTTAAGGGATAATTGAATTATCCAATTCTGCGTAAGTTATCCGAAATACAATTCTTTGATCAATCGATGCGGTATTTTTAATGGCTGCATAGAATCCAGTCCCTCTGCTGTATGTTTGCAGTCCCTCGCTTGGCGCGGGTGTCGCGGATGATTGCTGTTGTGGGCTGTTAGATGCGCTGGCGCCACTGCGGATTAATGTAAACCCATTGCCGGTTGCGGTAACAGCTGAACAGCTTTTAATTGTCGATGTAGATGTAACTGCAGGCAGCGGATTAATGGTCTGAATTTTAATTAAGTTGGTTCCGTCATCAGTAAACGTGGATGCCGAGAAATAAAGATTATATTCTGCGCCGGTTACGGTTGGCATTAAATCACGATTTAGAATCTGCACATCACGGTCAGACGGAGCAACCAGTCTTATCCATTTTTGGCTGCCGGCGGTGATTATTAGGTCAATTTCAGCGACATACGCTATCCCTAGCATCGAAAGGTATTCTGTGTTTGTGAATGACGTGACAGCCAGTCTATCCCGATTGAAGTACGGCATCCGGCGATAAAGCGTCTCAAGACTTCCGGTTGGAAATTTGATAAATGGCATAAATGATACTCAATGATTAAAACTAATCCAAGTATACCACTTTTAGGTATAGCCAAAAGAAAACCCGCCGAAGCGGGTTAACTGTTATGACCACGCCGTGGTTGTTATCGTGCCGCCATTGGCGTTATTGGCTATTGACGTTCCCAGTAGCGCATTATCAGTAGACATATTCAAAAGCGTGGTTATTGATGATGAGCTATTGAATACAAAGCCGCGCGTGGCATTTATTAAGTTATTACCAGAAACTCGAACCTTCAATGTGTTTGTTGTACTTGAGTTCTCTACTGCATTCGTAACGGTTAAATCATTATCCCGTACAGATACGATCGTCTCTGTTGTGCGTCCTGACAAGTTTCTAAACAGCACGGCCGCGCCTGACACGCGCATTTTATCGAATGAAATATAACCAATGCTGCAGTTTGTGGTAGAGCCAGACTGCACAAACTTAGCGTTAGTTCCGACCTTGTACTCACCTGAGAAAAACGCACTGCCAATCTCACCATCAAGGCTTATATATTGTGTTGATGATGTTGTAGCGCAATGTACGTCCAATTCAACATCTAATCTGTCAACTTTAAAGTCTGATTGCATGTTGACAGTTACGGCACCAGATGCAGCTACTGGCTGATTTGTTTTAAACTTGATGTGCTGCGCGTAGCCAAGAATACCTTGAAAAACAGGGGTTGTAGTAGAGCCACGTAAAGTGCCAAAGTCCAGAGAGCCAGCATTACCTTGTTTAGCTACAGTTCCGTACACGCGAGATGGGCGATTGCTGTTGATACTGCCTTCAACCTTGAAGTCATCAGTCCAACAACCTGACACCGCTTCTGTGTAGACGACAACAGCCCCAGCACTCGTGAATGCATCCATTGAGCCGAACCGAACGCCAATGCAATCACCCCACGACAGGCGGTAGCCAGAGAAGTCATCCTTTTCATACGCCTGACAGCTAAAACCATCGTCACCAAACTGCCCGCCAACGTAATTA